ACTTTAAAGATAATTATGACAAGATTGGCTTCAAAGAAACTCCTCGAGGCAAGTACGCCGGGGATTATAAGGGTTACGATTTCATTAGCTATGTTAAGGTAAGGAGTTAATATGCTTGAATTTTGGTTTTTGGGATTTGTCTCGTTTATTCTGTTTCGTGCATTTTATGCAGGCATGAATTCAAAGACACTGTTTTATCGCGACCCCCGCGGATATGAGTCAGCTGGTATCAAGTTCTGCGAATACAGATTTTTTGGTTACCTATTACGATCTTTTGTTGGTGCTGTAACCTGGCCGGTTTCATTGCCTATTCTTGGAGTCTACGAGCTCGGCAAGCGATTTAATAAGGAGGCATAATATGTTTTGGCTTTGGTTTATTGTTGCATGTATTTCTCTGGCAGTTGGTCTTTATATTCTGGGTCGGTTGGAAGCAGATGAAGATATCAAGATTAGCTTTTTTTGGTGCATTTTCCTTAGCTCGTTGATCTGGCCAGCTGTTCTTGCCGCTGTGATTGTTTTCGGTCCGTTTGTCGGCTTCTACTGGCTCGGCGATCGCCAGCGCAAGAAGAAGAAGGAAAATTCTACCAAGAATAAATAAATTCATGGTAGAAGAAAATGGTACTTACTTTGTTGGTATGCTTCTCGAAACCGAGGATGATGAGGATATCATCTTCCCGGTGAAGTTCCATACAAAGAATTACAATGAAGCTCTCATGTTAACTCGTTGCATCACACCAGGCGATCCAAGAAAACGAGTTATGTTTGCCGATATCGATGAAAGGTTTTAGTATGAAGAAGCTTATTACGTCGCTCGTTGCTGGTAGTATGTTGATCTCAACTCCGGTGTTTGCTCAAGATCACGATCGTAGAGAATGGCGTGAGCGTTCAGAACGCCGCGGCGGTGGTTGTGGTTGGCTCTGTGGAGCTATCATCGGCGGTGTAGTTGTAGGTGTCTTGAGCTCGAACAACCGAGACCGGGATCGCGATCGTCAACGAGAGCTTGATAATAGGTACTATCCACCTGACCATCGACGTGACAGTCGTTATTGTGTTCGTGAACAGGTAACCGAGTGGTACCGCGGCGAGCGTTATATCTACTGGCAAACCACCTGTAACTAATAAGGAAATAATTACATGAAGCATTTTATCGCCCTAGCGCTTGTCCTGCTAGGTACGCCAGCACTCGCCCAGAAGACACCTGTTGGTGCTACATACGATGCTAATATCCTTCGTGCATCAGACGGCGATACGGTTGTCGTAGAAGCACTCTGGATCCCTGCTCCTCTGAAGAAAGAGATTGCCGTTCGTGTCTACGGTGTAGATACCCCAGAGAAGGGTGGTCGTGCACAGTGTCCGGCAGAGGATGCAAAGGGGCAGGCTGCCTCGGCCTTTACGAAGGATCTGATTGCCAAGGCTGCTAAGAAGCAGTGGGTTCTTTATAACTGGGATAAGTTTGGTGGCCGTGTACTCGGTGACATCGTCCTAGACGGTAAGAGTCTCCGTGCTGAGTTGATCAAGAACGGCTTTGCCCGTGAATATTTTGGCGATGCAAAGCAATCTTGGTGCAATTAACTGTGTACATTTAAATCAAACTGCTGTATAAATAAAATATCAGTTGATGACAATCAACGATAAAGGTTCTGAGGACGCGGGGGCAGTACCCGCCACCTCCACCATAGACACACAGTCTTTCAACCACACTGCACAAGATGTAGTGTCACGACAGATAGACTGAGTTGCGCAACGTGTGTCTATGATGGGGGTGAACTAGGATCGACTGGGACGGAATAAGGCGGTTCGAGACTGATTGCTTGGGTAAAGTGCCCACTAAACATAAATGCTAACGACAACGACGTTACATTTGCTCTAGCCGCTTAGGCTAGCATTGGGCCCGCCGGAGCCTCGAAACAGAATCCGGCAACTTACTACCGGATGTTCTCAAAATACGACCGGTGGTTTAGATTATTAATTTTGTGGTTTATAAATACAATATCGCAACGGAGGTTGAAACCTCCATTGACTCTTACAAAAGCTTCAAGTCTTAGGGCTAGAGAGCAGTATCTTCGGATACTACCGACGAAACCATAATGATTTTGCATTTCCAGTAAGAGGGAAATGGATGGAAGATACCTTCGTTATTTCATTTTGTATCTTCTCATAGCGACAGAAAACTATATGGCTGAGATGCCTGTATTGTAGTCTCTGGTTGCCAAGGTCATTAAGACTCAGAGGATACAATGAAACTATTTACGAATACAAAAGACTTTCCGTACCTTCGCTGGGCTGAAGGGTTTGTTCTAGGTCTAGCATGCGCAGCAACGGCTGCAATTGCAATGCCAACGAAAGAACCTGAAGTCAAGGTTGTTAAGGTTCCGGAAGTCAAGGTAATCGAAAAGCCGGTGGTTGTTAAGAAGCCGGTCTACTTAAGTCAACACGACAAACAACAAATCCAATGCATGGCTGAGAATACATACTTCGAAGCAGCCCATGAACCCTACAAGGGTAGGATCGCGGTGAACAACGTAGTATTGAACCGCGTAAAAGATAAAAGATTCCCCAAGACACCATGTGCGGTCATCAACCAGAAGGCCAGAGGCGTATGCCAGTTTTCATGGAAGTGTGAAGGAGGAAAGCGAATTGGTGATATGGCCGCTTATCGAAAGGCCAAGGAGATCGCCGAGGACGTATACCTAGGAAACTATGGTGACGTTACTAAGGGTGCAAAGTTCTACCACGCCGATTACGTAAGTCCTTCGTGGGGTAGAGTATTTGATCGCACTATTAAGATTGGTGCTCACATTTTTTATAGAGGATGATTATATGGTGGACGACGTTATCTTTGAGAAGGCCCTGACGACCGAGAGGTTTATCAAGGACATTGAAACACTAGTGACAAAGTACAAGCTTGACTACATGGATGCCGTCGTCCACTACTGTGAGACAAACAATATAGAGATCGAGGCTGCGGCCGTAATCATCCGCAATAACATTCGTATCAAGTCGAAACTGCAGACCGAATGTGAAGAACTCAACTTCCTCCCCAAGAGAGCAAAGCTGCCGGTATGAGAAAAGATGAAATTGATAGAGCTGTACTGCTAGTGTATAAAACACGAAACACAGGATATTTCAACTTTAAGCAGACAACATTTGAGTTAAAAGATATGCCAGCAGAAGCCAGAAAAGAATACGCTCATCTGCTTAGAGTTTTGGCCAATGATATTGAAGGCGAAGAATAACTTTTACATTTTTCAAAATGCCATTGGATCATTTGAGGCCCGCCGCCAGTTTTCCCACAATGAGGGCATTCGACAATTTTGTGTTTCTTGCCTTTAAATGGTGAAACTGTTCCAAACATTGGATTGTTTTTACCAGCAACCTTTTTAGCAAATTCGGGTCTCTTTTTGCCGCGGGTTGTATGATTCGGCGATGTCAATTGTGATTGTGACATTTTAAGTTTAGTTTCTTCGGATCTTTTCAATCCTTTGTTTGCCAATCTTATTTTTAGTTTGTGATTTTCTGACTGTGTATAACCAACAGCACCATCGCCACCATCAGTAAGATTCCTTAAAATACCGGTATTTAAATCTTTCCTACCATACCATCTGATATATCTACGTTCCAGTGATAACGCGCCAATATTTGTTAGATTTCTTTCTAAGAATACTATTTTAGATATATCTTTTGGTGTATATACATGTTTGTGCTTAGCAAAAGCTCTATTGCCTTTGCCTTTACCGATATAATATGGAGTATTGTCTTGACGTAAATATGCATAGACGTAATAAATAGTCATGCTGGCCTCCTGTTAGGTTAGAGTCAGTAGGACTGGTACTCCGTGACTGACAACTTATTTATAATAAGAAGCTATTTCATGCCAACACCTTATGAAGCATATAAAACTTTCCTTGCAGTCAAGAGCCATTTTACCACCAACTACGATTACGTCAAGTACAATGGCAAGGTCAGCGCAACTCAATCCTCGTTTGAGACTCGCAAGGACAAGTATCAGTACTACAAACTCTCCAAACATAAAGACCCTCTTCAGTACCTTGTTGCCAACTTCGTAGATGGAGATCTCAAGTGGGTTGGCGATCTATTCAACGACGACTCCGAGAAGGTCTATACGAGTTGGCTGAAGCGCCAGCAATCACTCACATATATTTTTGAGCAAGACCTAAATAAACTGTGTACAAATTTTGACGACAATGTTATTGTGAAGAATGGGCAGCATCCCTACCTTCTGAAGCAATATCTACGCCGTGAAATAAGTATTGAGACAGTAATCATCCTGAATGATCTTCTCGGCTTCTTTAATCATTGGAACAAGAAGATCGATGACGGTGTGCTGTGGCCTACGATATATAAGAAGTGCATGAAGTACAAACCGTTCTTCCACTATGACATGTTCAAGTGTCGTAAGATACTGAAAGACAAATTTGCAGGTGATTGATGTCTGATTATTTTCGTTACTCTACTACGCCGGTAGATCCGGCAATGACTGCTCCAGCTCCATTGGCTTCTTCTCGAGAAACCTATGAAAAGATGATGCGAGCCAAGCAGGTAAATGATGGTTCCTACTGGAGTGTAATGCGCGAGGTCTTTGCTGAAGACTTTGAAAGGCTTCCCAAGGAACGATTCAAGGTATGGGCATCTGTGATGTCGGTCCCCTTTATGACCCGCGCTCGCTTCTTCGACTACTTCGCTGCGGTCCTTCCGGCGGCGAAGAACGACCGTCGAATTCGTTACGCTCTCGAGGATCCGGATATTGGTATCACCGAACAGGATCGTGGTATCTATAATCTCTTCGAAGACTTTACAACATCGATGAATCGTATCCAACACATGGCCCACCTCGTGATCAACGGGTGGACTCCAGAGAAGCTTGAGAAGCTGGATACGATTGTAGAACTTGGCGGTGGTATCGGCGACATGGCTGATATCGTCTACAAGCTCGGCTTCAGAGGAAAGTACGTAATCTACGACTTTGCTGAAGTCGGTGCAATTCAGAGGTGGTACCATGACCAGTTGGGTCATACCAACATCGTACATACCTCTGATGTGAACGATCTGTTTGATGCAGATCTGATGATCGGTACCTGGTCCTTTACCGAGATGCCGATCGACCTTCGTAATGAAATCATGTCAAAGATCGGCCAAACAAAAAATTGGCTCATTGCATATTCGAATGAGATCTTTGGCATCGACAATGATAAATACATTCGAGAGGAATTTGTACCATTGTTCACTCAGCATGATATCGAATACTCTGATATTCCATTCATGCCGTGGGATGGTGGTGCCAAGTATCTTTCGATCAAATACAACGACTAATATACCGTACACAACGACATACAAGGAGAATAATTATGTCATTTGCTGATCTCAAGCGTTCCTCGACCTCTTCTTTTGAGAAGCTCACCAAGGAACTCGCCAAGCAGAATACCACATACGACCGTACCGGAGACGACAAGCTCTGGAAGTGTGCCACCGATAAGGCAGGCAACGGTTATGCAGTGATTCGCTTTCTTCCCGCACCTGAAGGTGAAGACCTTCCATTCGTCAAGATCTGGGACCACGGTTTCCAGGGACCTACTGGCCTATGGTACATCGAGAAGTCGCTGACGACTCTCGGTAAGGACGATCCGGTTGGCGAACTCAACAGTTCCCTCTGGAATTCAGGCCTTGACTCCGACAAGGAGGTTGCACGTAAGCAGAAGCGTCGCCTTGCTTACTACAGCAACATCTATGTTGTCAAGGATCCCGCAAATCCTGAGAACGAAGGCAAGGTTTTCTTGTACAAGTATGGCAAGAAGATCTTCGACAAGCTGAACGATCTGATGAACCCTGCGTTCGAAGACGAACAGCCTACTAATCCCTTCGATCTTTGGTCGGGTGCAAACTTTAAGCTTAAGATTCGTAAGGTTGAGGGTTACCCCAACTACGATAAGTCTGAATTCGACTCTCCCGCACCACTGTTCGATGATGACGACAAGCTTGAAGCCGTTTGGAAACAGGAGCATTCCCTTCAGGAGCTCGTGGATCCAAAGCACTTTAAGTCGTACGATGAGCTAAAGACTCGTCTCAACAATGTTCTGGCCCTGAATGCTCCGGCAAAGGTCCGTGGTGTTGAACTTGACGAAGAAGAGTATCGAGCTCCGGCTCCTACCTTCGAGGCTGCAGCTGCTCCAGCTGCTCCTGCCGTTACGGCGGCCGTCGATGATGATGATGAGGATCTCGCTTTCTTCAAGCGACTTGCTAACGAAGATTGATTGGAGGAGAAGAGGGGGATCGCGAGGTTCCCCTCTTCTTTTATGTTAAATCGGCGTGTTAACTTCTTTATAGCCGAATCGATTTAGATAGTACTGTACACTATTTCTATCAACCATCGTTGGTGCATTTTGTACGGCCCCGACGCCTGATGTATTAATATTTGGTGGCGATATTACAGGCACCTTTGGTGGTTTACTTGCATCATTTTTTATTTTAGCAATTTCTGCTGTTTGTACCGCGGCTTCGTCTGAAATAAGTTTGGCAAAATTTGGAGAGGCCGTTGTTAAATCTCGAGCTATGCCACGCCCGACAACCTTCCCGCCGATAGTTCCAATAAACTCTGCCATGTTTATAAGAGTATCATCTACAATTTTAGTTGCTTTAGATGTTACTTGATCGACCATAGACGGCTGGTTAGGGCCAGTTACCGCAGATCCTTTCTCGGCCGGTAAAGCAGTTCCTGGACCTCTATAGTCAAAGTGACCGCCGTGAGATCCTTTATATTCATTCAACTGCCATCCATATTTGTGTCCATGTTGCTTAATCCAACCCTGACTCGCGCCATGAATATCTAGAGCAACACCTTTTAAGTGGAGAGAATTAGCCGCCGGCTTATATCCTCTTTTTCTCATTTGCTCTTGGTATGCAACAGTTCTTTTGCTACTGGTTACATCAGATGGTTTAACCAATCCACCCGAGTCCTTCATCATCTGTGCAAAAGCCTCCGCGGCCTCTTTGCTAAACACCACTGGTCGGCCATTCGAATCTTTTGCACCGGCAATGCCCCATCCGCTGCCAGTGTCCGGATGATTTACCTCGACTACCTGACCGGGCGAACTAGGTTCTGTTTTTTGTTCTTCGCTCGGCTTTGCTGGTGTTGCAGGCTGACCAGGATCTGGCTTTCCACCAGCCCATGTAGGAGCGTTGCGTTCCCACCAAGTCCTATTATCTTTTGGCACCTTTGGTTTAGGCTTAGCATCTGCTGGAGGCACAGTTTTGCTTTCTCCTGTAGCAGGAGGTGTAACGGGTTTGGCCTCTACTGGAGGTGCAGCGGCAGGTGGTGTAACCGGTTTAGCGTCTGCTGGAGGTGGTGATGCAGGCGGCGCTGGCGGTGCAGCGGGTGCATCTACTTCAGGTGTTTCAGTAGGAGTTTCTTCTGTTGGACTATCGTCCGGAAAAAACCCCTCAAAAAAACCTGTAATCTCTTTTACTGTATCAGAAATAAAAGTTCCGGCTTCAACAGCAAAATCCACGATACCTTTAATAGCATTCATAACAGGGTCATACGTTAATAGACCAAGGCCTGCAATGGCGAGTAAACCTAGACCACCTCCACCAACTCTTTCA